CGAATTACAGAAGAACCTCTGTATGCGATGCACTGCGAACCCCGGTGGCGTTGGTGGCTGGTGGGTCAAGAAGATGTATATCGACAAGCATGAGGCGAATAAGCCTTTTCCGGCGTATGACCCAGAGACGGGCAAGGCGTTTCTTTGGCCTGACACACATCCAGAAAAAGGTGGACAGCCGCTCTTCTACCGCAAGTTCGTACCCGCACGTCTAACTGATAATCCATACTTGATGGCAGACGGACAGTATGAAGCGATGCTTCGTTCGTTGCCAGATGTAGAAAGACGTAGACTCTTAGAGGGTGATTGGGACGTAGCGGAAGGCGCAGCCTTTCCAGAGTTCTCTCGTGTTAAGCATGTGGTCGAACCGTTCGAGATGCCAACCAACTGGCCTCGCATCCGTGCTGCGGATTACGGCTACGCCTCTCCCTCTTGCGTCCTGTGGGGAGCCATAGATTGGGATAATAATATCTGGGTCTACCGTGAGTTGTACGCCAAGCACTTGACAGCAGAGCAGTTAGCTGATAAAATATTAGAAATGGAAGAATTAGACCCGTTGCCCATGTACAACGTCCTCGATGCGTCGTGCTGGAATAAAACGGGATTTGGCCCATCTATCGCAGAAACAATGATGAGGGCAGGTGTACGTTGGACACCATCTGACCGTAATAGGCTTCAAGGTAAGATGGAACTACACAGAAGACTGGCAGATGACCCGTACACCAATGAGCCGCGTTTACGCATCTTTTCGACATGTAAGCACACCACAGCACAAATGTCGGGAATACCACTATCGAAAACAAACAGTGAAGACGTAGATACAAAAGCTGAAGACCACGCATATGACGCACTCCGTTATATGGTTATGACTCGCACTTCTGGTTATACATCAATTCACAAATCTTTGCAAGGCATAAAAGAACAGGCGTTCCAACCTTTTGACGGGACATTCGGATACTGATGGCAGTAGAATTTTCAGAAAACTACATATCTAGCATAACAGCAGAAGGTGGCTCTAGGGGAGAAGCTCTTAAAAGCCAACCCCTGATTAGTGTCTATATGGCAAGAAAAGACTTGTCAACAAACAAAAAAGCTAAGATAGTTGAAGCCATTAACAGTCTAGGTGGTCAAGATTTAACTCTTGGTGACCTTGTTACTGAAGATGCAAACAGAGTAATCTTCTTAGACAACATCATTGCAGAAGGTCAAACTTCAGATGTAAAAGCAATGATAGGAGACTTTAAGAACCTGTTTGCAGAAATAGGTGTTACTGCACAAGGTACAACTAACCCTTTCCGAGGTATTCTTGAAAAGCACGTTGGTCAAGCTAAGTACGAACAGGCAGGGTTTGGAACAGCTACTGCTAGACTTCGTCCTATATCTATTCCGCCAGAAGTATACCAAGAAACGAAAGATATAGCAGCTAGCCTTATGGCAGACAGAGACCCTGAGGTAAAATACGCAGGTGGACGTATGCTCCTTATGATGTTAGGTGGATACCGTCCGTCTGATTTCAAAGCGTTAAAGATAGAAAATATTGATTTTGATACTGGGGTTGTTACAGGACTAGAACTTAAAACAGATAAAGGTACTAAGGGTATTGGCGTTGCATACATGCCTAGACCTCAACTAGATGTTATTCGCTCGATTATAGGAAACAGAACTTCAGGACTTGTTTTTGAAAATCCTAGCAAGCTAGATAAGATAATACTTCAAGAATTAAGGACTTCTAATTTACCTAAGATTAAGTATCTTCAAGAAAGCACTCGTCAAGTAGTAGAACAACCGTTTACTGCGTATGATTTTAGACGTATGCAAGAAAGCACACTACAAGCTGCAGGTTTTAATTCTGATAATCCTATTAGAAAGTATCTTACTTGGCGACCTCTTGCTAAAAAAGACGCATCAGAAGGGTACATGGCTCTTCAAAATCAATCATCCGCTATTGAAGCAGCCAATGCGCTATCATTTGAGCCGTATGTTCACTTAACTGAAGGAAACACCGTTAAGCTAAACGATAACATGGTCTTGAAAACACACGGCCAGTTTCTTACAGATGTAGGCGTAACACAACTTTCTCCGTTTACAAAAAAGTACGTAGCTTCTGAAGCAGGACGCTCTCGTTTGCCTGTTAACGTTTTAGAAAAACTAGAACAAGTAGACGATGGCGTAACGTACCCTCAAGAATCTATTATGACTAAGGCTACAGACGTTAGCCCTGAAGCTGCCGCAGACTATTTAGAAACATCTAAAATCAACAGAGAAACTCGTAGAACACAGGCTCAGATAGACCTTCTTGACAAGCAAGCAGAACTTGCAGCCAAACCTGCTCCGCCAAAATCTAAAGTAGAGCAAACAGACCTCATCGAGTCCACAGAGGACCTGAGCGATGATTCTCGCAAAGCACTTGGCTCCAGCTTTGATTTGAGTAGTTTTGTGAAGGGAACTAAAGCAGTAGGTGCAGTTATCGCAGAGAGTCTGCCTTTTGCTGGTGTAGGGGCAACCTACCTTGAGTCTCGCGACGCTGGTGCAAGCCCTTTAGCAGCAGGTTCTAAGGCAGTATTAGAAGAAACAGTTCTCGCTACACCTACTATGGTTCAAGCTGGCGTAGAAATTGGCGAAGAAGCCATCGGTGCTGCAGCCCAACCAGTAGCAGAAAAAATTCAAGAACAGGTTCCAGAAGAGGGTTTTCTCTCTGGTATCGGACGTGCCTTTACCGGACAGGGCATGACACCTAATTTTAGTTCCGGTGGATTTGTAAATCGAAATGGGAGATGACCATGCCTAATAACAATTACAATTACGGCGCATCTTATATCAATGCTTCATGCACAACATCAGTCGATGACCAGATGGGTGCAGACCAGCTTTACCGTGAAGGTCTTGAGTTCGATACCAAGACTGCACAGGGTGTGCTGACTGAAGACATGCCTAAGGTGGCTTCTAAGGGTTCTGTAGACCCTTCTGTAATGAATATGGCTGAAGAACGCGATTACTAAGTTATGTCAGAAGATAATTTCCTTCAACCTGAAGACGACACCGCGATTCCCCTAATCGACGTAGAGGATACTTTTCCGGGTCTAGCAGGTTACGTAAAAACCAAGTTCGAAGAGGCAGAGAACGGACGTTACTCTCACGAGCAGCGTTGGCTTCAAGCCTACAAGAACTTCAGGGGTGTTTACGACTCTACAACTGCCTATCGCGACTCAGAGCGGTCTAAGGTGTTCGTAAGAATTACCAAGACCAAAGTTCTGGCAGCGTATGGTCAGATTGTAGACATCCTGTTTGCCAATAAAAAGTTCCCTCTCGTTGTAGAACACACTCCCGTACCAGAAGGTATCGCGGAGTTTGCTCACATGGAAACGCCTCTCGACGAAATGATTCAGGAAGACCCCTACGGCTTCGCTGGAGACGGAAGAGAGATGTTGCCGGGTGCATTGGGTGCTGAACCATCTAAGAACTTCTTAGGCGGTCTTCAGGGCAAGTACGGGCAGCTGCCTCTTGCTGAAGGACCTGCAATGATGGGCGAACCACAAATTAGCCCAGCACAGATTGCAGCACTGAACATGGAAAAAGTTATCCATGACCAGCTTCTAGACACGAACGCGGTAAACGTATTTCGTAATGCTATATTTGAAGCGTCTCTTCTTGGCACAGGTATTGTCAAGGGGCCGTTCAATTTCTACAAGCGTATCCACAAGTGGGGTCGCGACGATGAGGGCAATCGTGAATACCAGCCCTATGAGAAGGTTGTACCTAGAATTGAAATGGTATCTGCGTGGGACTTCCACCCAGACCCATCAGCTACAAGCATAGATGACTGTGAATACGTCATAGAACGTCACAGATTCAACCGCCAACAGCTTCGTGCGCTAATCAAGCGTCCACACTTCATTGCGGAAGCTATCGAAGAGTGTTTGGCAAAAGGTCCTAACTACGAGGACAAATACTACGAAGATACTATTCGCGAGGATGAAACCGAGCCGTACGTATCTGAAAGCCGCTATGAGGTTCTGGAATACTGGGGTGTTCTCGACTCTAAACTTGCAAGAGCGGCAGGGTTTGCGGAAGCAGACATGATGTCTGAGTTCGATGAACTTCAGGTAAACATCTGGGTTTGCGGAAACATGATTCTGCGCTGTGTCTTGAACCCT